TTTTTGTAACCTTTCGTCGGAAGACTTGATAGAAAGTACTTCTCCATGTTCATTCCTCAGAGTAGCTTCGTCTGCTAAAATATCTAAAGTAGAAGCTATAAGTGGATCTGTGTCCATAGCCTCATAATCTGAGTATAGCTGTATCCTTAACGTTTGATAGTTAAGATTAGGGTTAAAAATATTCTTATTATTATAGATATAAAGACGGCTAAACCTATCAATGAGAGAGTTAGTTTCGTACTTACCAGTAGTTTGAATCTGGTTTATATCTGCAACTTTAAGTTGTTTTCCTCCAATGTTACGTACTACTACATCAGATGAGAACAGTTTTGAAAGTCTTGAAAATAGTGATTTATCTGCCATCTTTAGGGCTTTTGTTTATATATAAATATCGTTACTTAAGTATCCAGGAGATGTCTTCTTTTCCGTGGTTTGTCTCTATAGTATACGGATTATTTCTACGATTATCAACTGAGGTAATTACCGATGGGGTACGTTGATTGAGGTTGGTAAATGAAGATAATTGAGCTCTTGCCAGGTCTATACCCTGTTGTCTCAATCTTAATGCAGTATCTCGAATATACAGTCCAATAGCGAAGGCCATTACTACGTCATCGTTGTACCCATTTTGAGCTTGTGCCTTACCGTTCTTCCATATAAAGACTCTCATTTCATTTATAAGTCTTTTTGAACGAATAGTAACGGATCTTTCTCTTACATACTCCATCATTTTAGCTATAATAAGAGGACGAGTTTTATTGGAAGTCGTAAAGCCTGGGACTAGTTTATCTGTATCCCATTTATTCATATAAGACTCTACAGTTTCGTTTTGACTCCTGGTAGAGTAGTAAAGGTTACGGTATTCTCTTTCTAAAATTTGTTCTATAGTAGCCCATCCTATATTAGCATTTTCGACTACGAGTAAGGCGTCATTGTATTCAGATGCAGCTCCTACAACTACATTACCGAAATCTTTAGGAGATAATTTACCTTTGTATTCTGCTACCTGACAGGCACTTTCTATATCAAATATATGAAATGCTGAGTAGTCTTGACTGTCTCCTCTGGCGACATCAGCAACTACCATATAGTCTTTAGAGTAGTCAGGTGATTCCCATATCCACATATTTCCGTCAACACCTCTACGTTCCACAGGTTCTTGCATTTGAGTTTCTTCGTAATAAGTCATGTCTTCAGGTTCAAATACAGTATCCCCGGAAGATAGGAAGTCACAGTCACATTCCTGTGCTGCCATCCTTGGTCCTAAGTCTGCATCCTGCTGTTCACGCCAGCTTTCATTTCTTTCCGGGTGAACGGTCCAGGGAAGTTTTATAGGAAGAAAGCTGTTTTCTTTTGTTTGAGCTCTTGCCCATGTTTTATGAAACCAGTTACCCACACCGTTAGGAGTTGATAGAGCTATGCACTGTCCACCAGTTGCTAACGTTTGTTGAGCAGAAGTAAACGTTTCGTCGATGTTGTCAATAAATGCAGCTTCATCCAATACAAGTAAGGATACTGCTTCAGATCTTGCAGCATCAGAGTTAGAAGAAGCAGCTTTAATTCTAGATCCATTTTTAAGTCTAAGGCTAAGTTTGTTCTTTTCTACCGACTTCATTCTTAACCACTTAGGTAACTGGTCGTACATAAACTGTACTTTAGTTACTAGGTTTCTAGCCGTAGCCTGAGTGGTTGCAAGGGTAAGTATGTTTTTGTCTTTATGAAAGGTCATCAGCCATAACGAGTAACCTGCTACCAGAGTTGATATACCCAACTGCCGGGACTTTAATGTTATAGCATATTGATTATCTTTATAGAGACTTAGTACTTTTTCCTGAAATGGGTAAAGGTTAAAGAGAATACGACCACGTGTTGGGTGCTGTATATAACAATATTTTTTCATAAAGTAAACCGGATCTTTGGCACACTTTACGTATTCCTGCGTTATAACCTTCTTTATTTGATCTTGTTGATTCATATATATAAATATGAATTCTTTAGAAATCCACTATTTTTAAGTTGCCTGCCTTGTCTTGGAGTAAGTTACCTTCGTGTAGATCCAATTCGTTAAACTCTAGTCCTCTGAATCCTACCTTGTTGTAGTCGGCGATAATGTCTTTGTAGAAGCTCTGTAGATGAGACGGTATATCTTCTATTCTCGGAGTACCGTTTAAGTTTTTCTGTATGTCGTGAATCTCTTTTGCGTACTGTATATTTTTTCCAGTTAGAGGGTAGAGTAGGTCTTGAATCTTGATGGCAAGTCTAGGACCAATAACTTGTATTTCATATATATTAATAAATCTTTTCGTTCTACCGGCTTTTTTAATAAGTCTAGACTCTACTATCTCATCTGAGTCGGTAGTTACTTTAATGGTTAGATCTTTTCCTTTTATCTTAAAAACTTTACCGTATTGACCTGAACCTAAGAAGTGGTCTAGACCTTCGTATTGATCTAAATACTCTAAATGTTTCTTATTATCTCTAATAAGCTTTTTTATGTCATCCCACGTACTTACGTGTTGAATATCATATATATTTTCGTTTATCATAAGAGTCCTAATAAGAGAGCGGCGGCCATTAAAACTCCGGAAGATGCTTGATACAAACGTTTTATTCCTTTCTCTTTTTTAAGATCAGTTTCAAGTTGTGTTGTCATTTTATTAAACTTATCTAACTGTTCTTTTCTTTCTTTATCTGCTGAGATAAAATTTTGTATTTGTTTCTCTAAATTAAGTATAACGCTGTCTTTAACAGAGACCTTCTGTTCTATAAGAGAAAGCTTGATGATTGTAGCATCAAGTTCTTTTTTAGTAGCATCACCTAAAAGGATATCTTTAATTACTGCCCGTGCTATCGGCTCCGGCAGGACTACTAAAGAGGTATCCGTAACGGTCTGTGAAAAAGTCGGTGAGCTGGCTAGGAGTAAAGGTATCAACAGCAGTAATTTCTTCATCTGCTTTTTCTCTTATTTTCTCTATTTCGTCATCTTGGGCATCTATTTCTTGATCTAGAGCCGTGATTTCCGTATTTAGAGAGTCTATGGTTATTGTTAAATGATCGTTTTCAGAATGCAAAGAATCTATCTTAGCATCTAAAGCATCTATTTCTTGTCTATAAATATCGATGTACTCTAAGTCTTTGTAGAAGGTAAAATAATAGAACCCGCTAAGAAGGGTTATAATAATAAGTATATAAACTGAACGTTCTTTTGTACTCACTGCAGTAACCTTTTTTATGTTATTATTTTTTTTATAACTCTTACCATTGCTATATTAAAACGTTATTTCTAGGTTTTGAGTTACTACCTAATCTAGATTGAGCAGATTTACTACCAGGTTTTTTTGTAAATATTCTAGGTACCGTTAAGTTGTTTACTGTTTGTGTAGTATCAGTAAAGAAGTATGACCCGTCTCTTTTTCTAATATGAACAAAAAGTTTTGATTCTTTTGCAAATTTTTCTACTGGGATAATGTTTCCGTCAAAAGTAATTGTATTATTGTCTATCTCTGGTTCTACATCCATTGGTCCTATATAATATGCATCAACAGGTCCACCCATTGCTGAGGTTCCTTTCATTATTTCTAAGATAAGTTCAGAAGGTACTTCTCTATTTACGTCTGGAAATATATTAGTTCTGTAAAGATCGGTTTCGTAGGTAATTTCGTCATTCTTATCAAATATATCTTTATAGTGCTTATAGGCGTCATTGTAAAAATCAAAAATAAATTTTCTTACTTTATCTCCAAATAATGTAAACCCAGATAATCCTCCTCCAGCTAATGTAGGTGAAGAAGTTCCTTTAGCGGATATCATAAACGGATCATCATTACCTTTGATAATAAACTGTATATCAGCGTAAGGTTCGTGTTTGTAGGCAGATGTAACTTTATCTGCTTTAACTACATTTTCTATTTTATAGCCATTGGCTCCTATTACAGTTTTTATACCTTCGATATTGTTAATAGCGTCTATAACACCTTTTTCCTGTCTTTCAGTAGTATCAGATTTTCTACCACCTGCTAGATTTATGTTTACTTCTCTACCGTCTACTTTAAAAAGAAAAGCATCGAAAGATCGACTTCTATTAGGGCTTTGCCCTGGCGGTATTATTTTTACTTCAGTTTCTGAACCGAAAGTATCTTTAATGTATTTTATAAACTCATTTGAATTTATTTTACTTTTATTACTAACTCTGTAATCAGAACTTAAAGCACCAAAGATTTTTGGGAACTTGGTGATAAGCTGTTGAGTTATTTCTTTTTCGAATGCATTCTCTAAAAGTAGTCTAAAACCAAACATAGATTCAAACAAAGCTAAATCTTGCTCATTGTTAAAGTCAGGATAGCCTTTCTCACATCTAACCGACCATTCTAGTAAAACTTTATCTAAGAGGTCCATTTAACTGCTACCTGGTGTGTTAAGCTCTTCCTTGAAGGTCTTCTTCGTCCATTTCGTTACCATCTAGATCGATAGCATATCCGTAGCCTTCTTTTTCTTCTCCGTCTTGGTTGTAAACAGTACCGT